ACGAGGTGCCGCCGGCGTAGGCGTTGGCGTTGCTGCCGTAGAGCTGGTGGTTGCCGTTCGTCACCGTGAAGAAGGCGAACCGCTTGCCCGGGTCGAAGTTGGTCAGGTCCGGGACGAACCGGTTCCACCCGAGCTTCAGCTGCGCGGCTTCCAGCTTGGCGACCCCGATCACGTCGTCGATGATCGGCGCGCCGGTCTCGGTCGTCGCGCAGAACACGACGTAGACCGCGCCGTCGGTGTCCACCTTGGCGAACTCGAGTTCGATCGCCGGGCAGATCAGCGGCTGATCCACCAGGAACGTCTCACCGTAGACCGAGCCGTTCAGCCCGACCGTCTTCGGGATGTATTCCCAGTAGGTCTCGGTGTAGCTGACCGTCTTGACCGACCGGGCCTGATAGACCTGGTGCGCGCCGTAGCTCGCCGCCTCGTTCTTGCCGAGCCCCTGATAGGTCGTGCCGTCCTTCGAGAAGGTCGCGCCGGCCTGCGCCGCGGCCGTGTAGTTCGACCACTCCGCCTGGTTCTGACAGAAGTTGATGGTGGGCCCGAAGGCCGTGCGCGTCTTCGAGACGGTGCGCTGGATCGCCTCGATCTCGACATGCGTGTTCTGCGAGATCAGGCGGGTGGCCCGGCCGCCTTCGTTGAAGATGCGCTTCACCTCGTCGTAGGCCGGCACCATGCGGCGACCGGCGAACTTCAGGCGGGCATCGTCCTCGTTGCGGATCTCGAGGCGCGCCTGCTTGGACGTCTCGAAGGGCATCTGCACGCCCTCGTCGATGCGGGCGCGCCAGAGCGCATGGGTGCCGTCCCAGAAGTCCATGGTCAGCGCAGGATCGTAGTAGTCGGTGCGCGCGCCCTCCGGCACGTTCAGCTGGCGGCGCATGGCGGCGACGTCGCGGCGGACCTGCCGGAAGATCTCGGGCCGGATCTGGGCGCGGCGCAACTCGTCGATCGCGGCATTCGCGTTCGACATGCCGGTTTCCAGCACCTCGGTGCGGACCTTCACCGCCTCGAAGCCGAGTTCCAGCGCCGTGACGCGCCCCCCGATCTCGAAGAGGTTCTTTACGCGCCAGCGCTCGCCGGGCTCGATGTTCTGGACGCCCTGCGTGGTCAAGCGCACGAAGGCGATGCAGGCGTCGGTCTCGGCAATCACCGGGTAGAGCGCGGGCGCCGGCGACGCCAAGCCCTGCTGCACGACGATCTTGACCGCGCGGTGCTCTATCACCGGCACGGGCGTGGCCACCGGCAAGCTGGTCTCGGGATCGGTCGACGTCTCGATCGCGCGCTGTTCCTGCTGCTGGACGGTTTCGCCACGCAGGATCAGGGCGACCCAGCGCTCGTCGGAGGCGGCGAGCGGCAGATGCAGGGTCAGGTTCAGCGTCTGGATCGCGTCGGCTGCGTAGACGACCTGGTTCTCGAAGAACCGTCCGGGCGAAACGACGATCTCCTGTGCCGACTTCTTGGCGACCGTGAACGCCGCCCAGTGTGCCGGGTAGCCGACGGCGTCCGACACGACCTGGTCGAGCGCGGCCTGCGGAAAGGCGCCGAACCGCTCGTAGTCGATCGGCTTCAGGTACTCCGCCTCGTTCACGAGAACGCGCTTGCTCATAGTCGGTGCCTGTCCTGGAACACGCCGAGGCGAACGCCGGCGTCGAGGTCGAAGCCCGTGTCGAGATCGACCGGGACGCGGTGGGCGTAGGTGACGGAATAGGCCGTGTCGTCCGCCTTGGAGACGGCAAGCGCCCGGTTCGCCCGGCGGATCGGTTCGAAGTCCACCGTGCGCACCGCGGCGCGCCCGATCGCCGAACGGCCGACGATGATGGCGCGCCCAGGCGCCTCGAGCGCGACCTTGACGAGATAGCGCGCGGTGAAGGTCGGGTGCTGCACCGGCGTGACGCCGGCGGCGATGCGCCCGATCGGGAAGCGCGAGGGATAGGCGCGCTTGTGGACGATGACGGCGTCCACGAAGTCGAGGAAGACCGGCGCGGCGGCTTCCGTCCCTTTCGTGGCTGCCAACCCGTCGCGCAACGCCTCGACCATCCGGCGCTTGCGCTCCTCCGGCCAGTCCTCGAACCATAGATCCGCGCTCTCGTGCGCGCCCTGGAACGGCAGGAAGACCGCCGGCGCGTCGCGCGGGTCGAGGATCTGCCGGATCGGGATCGGCAGCGTCGCGGACGCCGCGCGGGCCAGCGCGCGCTCGAACGGCGCCGCCTCGCGATAGAGGATCTCGGCCGGGTCGCTCACGTGCGCACCGTCGCCGTCACCGCCAGTCCGACCATCACCGGGATGGCGTAGGGATCGGGGTCGATCGCGAAGGGCTCGAGGTCGCGCACCCGGATCACGTTCCCTGCCCCGTAGGCGATGCCGGCGAAGAAGCCGGCCGGGATCTCTGCGCCGATCAGGAGGCGAGCCTTCGCAGCCGCGCGCACCAGATCCTCGACCTGCTCGACGACGAGCCGGGCGTCGGGCCCGGGCGGGATCTCGACGGCAAGCCGCACCTCGTAGGCGACGACGTCGGCGCCGCGCACCGCGACGGCAACAGCCTCGGGCTTGACGTTGAGCGCCAGCACGGCCGCCGCGACGGCCCGGCGTTCGACGTCGGTCGGTGCGCGGCCACCGGGCCCCGCGATCACGACGTCGGTGTCGCCGCGGCGGCCGTGGACCGCGAAGCCGTTGACCCGAGCGTCGGCCATCTCAGGCCAAGCCGTCCAGGCCTCGAACAGGTAGCGCCCCGCCGAGCCCGCCGAGCCGCGATCGAAGCTTAGCAGGTAGCGGCGCAGCAGCGCGTCGTCGCTCTCCATCACCGCCGCCGCGTCAGCAGTGGCCGGCACGAGCACGAGGCGCTGGACGTTCTGGCGGGCGACCAGCGCGTCGAGGTCGGCGCGCCTTGCGGTGGTGGCGAACACCGACCGCACCACGTCGTTGACGCGCTGGCGGTCGAGCAGGCGAAGGTAGGACACCGCCTGCCCGACGATCACGACGGGGTTGGCTTGTAGCTGCGCGATAGTGAAGGCCGGCAGGGTCGAATCGTTCGCCCGCTCGGCTTCCCACGCAGCCTGGAAGCGCGAGATGAAATCAGCCTGCAGGGTCTCGAACTCGATGGTTTCGATCGCGTCCGGCAGGGGAACCCGCGCGAGATCGATGGTCGTGGGCGCGCTCATGCGATCACCTGCGGGGTATCGCCGAAGCGCAAGCCGAAGATGCGGATCGCTTCGACGGTCGGATCGTTAAGATGCCCGCGAGGGCGAAACTCGACCTCGATCGACATGCCGACGAGGCCAAGACGCAGCGCCTCGACCGATCCGCCCGGGATCACCCGGCGGACGCGGAAGCGGGGCTCCCAGAGGTCGATCGCGGCCGCCAGCAGTAGCATGAAGGCGGCGAAGCGGTTCGCGCTCATCTTTCGGCCAAGAAGCTCGAGGAGGCCCGCTCCGAACTCGCGCAACATCACGCGCTCGCCGAACAGCGTGAACAGCAGGATCTCGACCGACTGTAGCGCGCTCTCGTAGTTGGTCAGACGGGCCCCGGTGCGCCGGTCGAAATCCATGTCGGCGCTCCTTCGAAGGGTTGGTTTAGGTTCAGGCGGGCGGGTCGGTTAGCGCCCCGCCGCGCGCAACGCCGCCGTGGACATGCTGGGAACCGATGTTCTTGCCGTCATGGGTGACGGCCCCACCCTGGGTTGCGACGCCGGCACCCGTGACCCGGTGGTCGACGTCATCGACCGTCGTTTCGATGCCGCTGCCCGAAATCGTGTGGGTCGTGTTGCCGATCGACACGACGAGCTTGCCGCTGGCGATCGCCACTCGCACGCCGGCGTCCTCGAAGACGTTGGCCGCCATGTCGTCGTTCGGGCTGCCGTTCTCGTCGGAGTAGCCGCCGCGAAGGAGGAAGCCCTGGCGCGGATCCCCGTTCGGGTTCACTACGCCGACCACCTGCCCGATCTTGAGCGGGACGGACGTCTTCCCGGTCTCGGGATGCGGATACCAGGGCGAAAGGTACGGCTGGCCGTCGGCGCCTTCGCCGAGCTTCAGCCGGTAGCCCTTCACCGGATCCATCATGGCGACCGGTCCGACCTTGACCATGTTCGCCTGCGCCGACCGAACGAGTTCGATATCGGCCTTGAGATCCTGCGCGGTCGACATCAGCCGGGCAACTCCCGTTCGCCGGCGCCGGCAACCTCGACGATGCCGCCGACGAGCTTGGGCGTGGAGCGCTCCAGATCCTGCTCGATTGGGCCAAGGCCAAGCGCGCGAAGCTCGCCGGCCGTCATGCCCTTGCGCCGTTGCACGACCTTCCAGTCGGGCGCCCCGCCCTCGCCCACAGCCGTGCGGATCATCTCGGCTTGGCTCGCCGCGATCTCACCCGGCACCTTGTCCAGTTCACGAAGGAACGGCCCGAGAATGGAAGCGTCGGCGCTGCGTTCGCCCATCACGGGGTCGCAAGCGAGGTCGACGGCGATGCGGACCGAGCGCGCCGCGAGCCGCTGGCCGCCGTCGGAGCGCAGGGGTTCGACCTCGATCTTGGCCACGCGGCTGACGAGGCCGCGGTAGATCTCCGACCAAGCGTTGTCCGGATCGGTGAGCACGTTCCCGATCTCACGGACGATCAGGTCGAGCACAAGCTCGAGCGCGTCGTCGGTGGCGGGGATGCCGGGCACGATGTGGCTGACGTCCGTGGTCTCGTCGACCACCGCCATCTTCGCGGTGACGCCGATCTCGAACACGAGCCACGTCTGGCCGTTCTCGGTCAGCGAGCGCAGATCGCGACCTTCAGCCTCGCCGGGGCCGGTATAGACCGCCACGAAGGGCTTGGTCTGGTCCGTCATGGCGCTGCCGTCGTCGCCGACCTCGATCAGGCCGATGCGGCTGTCCAGGACGTTCTGACCGACGAGCGTCCGGCCTCGCAGGGCCTGCACGACGGCGATGCGCAGGGCGATGCGGGCAAGGCTCATATCTCGTTCAACTCCAGGATCAGGCGGTTGTCGTCGCGGTCGTCGATCCGAGCGACCTCGTAGACAGTGTCGCCGAGGCTAAGGTCTCGGATCCGGTCGTGCTGCCGGATTGGCGGACCGTCGTAGGTACCGCGGTCGATCGCCACTATGGTGACGCCCGACGCGATGGCGGTGGCCCAGCTCTTCCCGCCGCCTCCCTTCGGCATCTGGTCTTCACCAGCGGAGACACGAAGCGGCGCGCGGAACGGATGCTGAGGTCGGTTGGGGTCCGCCGCTCCGTCCTTCATGGGCGAAAGCCGGAGACGGCGGGCGAAGGTCGCGTCCACGGCCGCCATGGTTTTCGCCATGGCGGCCGCGCGGACGTCCTCGCCGTTTCCGGCGATCGGCACGCCTCAGCGCGCCTTCAGCGCGGCGAGGATGTCGGCCTTCGTCGCGTTGTCGGCGACGTCGACGCCGACGGCCTTCGCCCGCTCGACCAATTCGGCCTTGGTCAGGCCGTCGAGGTCGAGATCGTCAGGCGCTTCCGTGGAAGCGCCCGTATGCTGGCCGCCCTGGTGGAAGCGGCCGCCATAGAAGCCGGGGGTGGTCACCTTTCCCATCCTACTTCGCCTTTCCGGACATCAGCGTTTCCGGGAACGTCGCGACCGGCAGCGGGTAGCTGTAGATCTCGACGCGGTCCCAGGCTTCGCGGCCCGACGTGTCGGCGAGCAGCAGGCCGTAGAACTCGCGGGCGCGCTGGTTGAGGTACGGTTTGAACTCGTTCGCCGGCGAGTAGCCCATCTGGAACGCGCCGCGCAGGCCGAGCGGGAAGAAGCGCGCCTCGTCGCTCGCGATCGCCAGCGTCGAACCGTCGTCAGTGCCGCGATAGTTGATGAAGATGACGCCTTCGATCTCGATCGAGGAGTAGGCCTCGATGTTCTCGAGCGTCGCGGCGCGCTCGGTGCCGAGCTTCGTTTCCTTGAACTGCTTGTGGTTCACGAGCAGGTCGAAGAACTGATCGCCGACCAGGCCCGCGATCCGAGCGCTAGGCGTCCAGTTGCCCTTGGCCGCTTTGACCATCTTGCGCTTAAGATCGCGGATTTTCTGACGAACGTCCGTCGTTTCCTTGTCGAGTTCGAAAACGATCGCCGCCGGGCGACTGATACCCCAGAACTTGAACCAGTCGACGATCTCGCGGCCGGTCGAATCCAGCACCTTCCCCTGGATCGCGCCGAAACGCATGTGCTCCAGGGTCAGGTCGAGGTCCTGCAAAATCAGCCGCGTGCGGTCCGCGATCTCCGATGCGACGTCGCGCGTCTGCATCTCGAACGGCAGCGCCAGAAGGCCGGCCAGCTGCGCCGCGTAGACGGTGGAGCCCTTGGCAAGGCGAACCGTGTCGAACTTCCGGATCGTGTCGCCCTCGACCTCGAGCTCGACGGGCGGGGCGCCCATCTCGGACGTGGGGATCAGCGTCATGGAGCCGCTACGCAGCTGCACGCCGATGGTGCGGGTGCGCGAGTAGATCGGCTCGAAGATGCCGAGGCCGCCGAGAAGCGACGGCAGGAACTCCGTGCGCTCCACGACCTCCTCCTGGAAGTCGGTCGCGCCCCAGCCGTTCTGGTTGAAGATGTCGGTGACAAGTGCCATCGGGTCAGGCCCTCCTATCGGCCGACGATGCCGAGCGCGGCGAGGCTCGCCATCGCCGCGGTCTTCTGCTGGTCGGTGGTGCCTGCGGCGAAGGTCAACACGTTGGCGTGCACCTCCGTGTCGCGGGCGGTGATCGTGCGGCGGACGTCATCCGTGGTGGCGTCGCAGCCCTCCCAGAGGATGGCGACCGCCTTTTCCGTGCCGTCGCTGGCAGCGGGCGCGAGCGGAGCGTATTCACCGGTCGCGGTGACGCGGCCCAGCACGGTGCCGGCACGCAGCTTGCCGGAGCCTCCGGCGATGATCGCCTGTTCGCGCGACCGGTAGCCGTGCGCTTCGGATACGATGTAGTGGGCCGCCCCCGCGTTGCGGTCCTGGGTGAGAGTGTCCATCGGTGCGGCCTCCTCAGCGGCGCTTGTTGCGGGCGTCGACGACCGCCGACAGGACGGCACGGTCGCCCTTCTTCGGCGGCTGGCCGCCGGAGCCGTTCAGGCCCTCGGCGTGCATCCGACGCTGCTGGTCGGGGTTGGCGTTGCCGTCGACCGCGGGTGCGGCCGGAGCGGCAGCGAGGATGACCTTCGCCTTATCGGCCGTGACACCCGCGTCGGCGAGTGCGGTCGCCTGCTCCTGGCGATCCTTGGCCTCCGGCAGCGCCATGATGGCGTCGCGGTTGGCGCGCTCGCGCTTCTCAGCGCGCAACGTCTCCAGCTCAGCAGCGTTGCCGGCATCGGCCGTCGCCGCCATCTGCGCGCGCAGGTCTTTGAGCTCGGCGGCCAGCTGGTCCGCCCGTTCCTTGTCCGTCATGGACGGTTCCTTCCGTGGAGAGGGAGCGACGCTGGTCGGCGCCCTGGTGTCGGCGTCAGGCAGACGCCAGTTGTTGCGGCCCGACATGGCGGTGAGCCGCTGCGGCGCGTGCGCGAACACGCGATAGTCGAAGGCCGCGACGGGCTCGGCCCGACGCTCCGTGGTCGCGTCCGCGAACCCAGCCTCGACAGCCTTCTCGGGAGAGAACCAGGTCTCGGCCACCATGATGGCGCGGCACTCGTCGACCGTCTTGCCGCTCTTGTCGGCGTAGACGCGGGCGTAGGCGGTCGCGAGGGTTTCGAGGGCCTCGATCTGCCGCAGGTGCTCGGCCGCCGTCCCGAAGGTGTAGCCGCCGGGATCGTGAATCATCATCACCGCGCCCGCCGACATGGTGACGGTCTCGCCGGCCATGGCGATCAGAGAAGCGGCCGAGGCGGCGATGCCTTCCACCACGATGTCGGTGCGGCCGCGCCGCGCCGACAGGATCGCGTGGATCGCGGCGCCCTCGGTCGCGATGCCGCCGGGCGAATTGATGTGGACGGTCAGATCGGACGCGAGCGCGACCTGCGCCAGAGCCGTCACCACGTCGCCGGAGGTGAACCCGTCGTCGTAGTAATAGTCGCCGACATAGCCGGTGAGCCGGAGCACACCGTCTTCCAGAATGGCAGCCATGGGCTTCCTTTGTCAGTAAGGGCGCGCGCGGGCCCGCATCGCGTATCGACGCCGGCCGGGCTTCTCTCCGCGCGAGATCGCGCAGTTGCGGATCGCTTCGTCGAGCGCCGCTTTGACGTCGGTCAGGTTGGCGGTTTCCGCCCAGCGGACCATGTCCATGCCGAACCGCGTCTCGGTGATGACCTCACCTGCGAGAAGCGCCTCTTCGACCTTCCGCAACTTCGCCGCGCGGATGCACCAGTCGACGTCGCCGTTCTCCAGCACCTCGCCGCTCATGCGTCCTCGCTGGTGGGTTCACGACGGCCGGGGGCCGCCGCGCCGTTCGGCCCCGCGCCGCCGCCCTGCGTGCGACCGAAGGGGACCGGGATCTTGTCCTTGGTCATCGCCTCAATCTCGCGCCGGATCTGCGTCAGAAGCTCGGACGGGTTCTTGCCTCGCGCGATCGCTTCGTCGGCGTGGGACGTGAGGCCGAGTTCCATCAGGATCTTCGAGGCCAGCGCGTCCTTGTAAGGGTCAGCGCTCGGCCGCTCCGGTCCCTGGAACTCGCCCTGAAACACCGCCTCCCGGTTTCGCGAGAAGGCTGCATAGCCGCCCTTGAACGGGATCCTGCCTTCGTAGATGGCCTCGTCTAGCCAAGCTTCGTAGATCGTCTGGACGAACGGAACCGCGATCCTCTGCCGACGCCGCATCACGATCGGCCAGATGGACGCGACGGCCATGCGGACCGACGAGTAGTTCGCGTTCGAATGGTCTCCGGTGAAGCTCTCGAACGTGACGCCAAGGCAACGGGCGACCTCACTCAGGAGGGCCTTCGAGAACGTGACGTAGTTGTTCGCACCAGCGCTGGCAGTGACCATCTCCAGCTGTTCGCCGGGCCCGAGGTGCGCGATCTGCGCAGGGTCGTTCAGCGAAAGCGAGCCTTCCTTCAGCGCGGCGAAGCGCTGCGACCAGACTTCGACGAGGTCCGCATGGACGCCGGCAACCATCTCGCCCCACTCGATCGGGTCGTATCCTTCCGGCACCTCGCCTTCGTCTAGACCTTGGATCGCTTCGAAGGCTTCCTTCGTCGCCTCCGGCGAGCGGATGATCGCGGCGAAGGCCTGCTGCATCAGCGCGACGGCCAGCGTGGCGTCCGCTAGCTGGTCGGACTGCGCGAGCACCCGCAGAACGGCCGCCATCGGACTGATGCCCCGGCCCGCGTTTAGATGCTCGCTGCGATCCATGACGTGGATGACGTCGCGTGCCGGCACATCGTGGTCGCGCTCGAGGCCACCTTCACGCCGGCGAAAACGGTAGGCGGTCGGTCGGTTCAGGTTGTCGCGGAACACGCCGGCGTCGAGGCCGTCGAACTCCTGGCTGACGCGCGGGCAGCGGTGCGGCGCGACCAGCGACACCTTCAAGCCGGTGCGGACCCCATAGGTGCGGCGTCGGCGCACCGTCATG